GGCAGCTCGGCGAATTCGACGGGCGGAAGCGAGCCGAGGGAAACCCACGCGGCGCACATTTCCCACCGCATATCCATCCCGCCACCGGTGAGGGCGAAATATTCCACCCCGCCGACGTTCACGAGCGTGAAACAAGTATCAAGCGCAAGGCGGGCCAGCTCGCCGCCGGAGTGGTCCGCGGGCGTGGGGTAGAGGAAATTCATCATAGGCGCGAGGCTATCGAACCCATCGCCCTCGAAAAACTCCCGCAATTCGGTGCGCAGCTCTTCGGTTCGCTCGTCCTCGAATGCCTCGCGGTCCCCGTCCCACTCGTCGGGGTCGAATTCGTCCAAGTGGTCGGTCTGGACATCGTAGTAGCTTACGATGCGGTCCAGCTCTTCGCGCTCGGCGGAATCGAAATCGGGATAAACGATGTCCCACGTTACCCCGTAACCCTCGCCGAAATCGAATTCGACGGAATCGGCGGTTAGAATGTCGTTTCTCATTGTGGTTTGCTCCGTTGGTTGGGCGCTAGGCGCCTCTACCACCGCAACCCCGCGCAGCGCGTAGGCTGGCGGGGTGGGGGCTCGCTAGAGGATTCCGAACGCGGCGAGGGCGTAGAATCCGGCGAGGGCGAGGCAATAGAATTCCATTGCTTGCGCCTCCGGTGGGTTGGGGGTTAGCGGTCCGCGGCGACCATCTGCGCGCGGGCGTTCTGGAAACCGGTATCCGCGGGCGTGGCGTCGATGGTGTTCGCAAGGGCATTCGCGGCGGCGATGGCGAGGACGAGGGCGGCGAGGAATCGAATCATTTTGGCTTGCTCCGGGCGGGGTGTGGTTTGTGTCCCCGTTATGATTCTCTTATCGGTGGGGGCTCGCCAGACTTAACAGGTTTTTTCGGCTGGCGGGGTTTTTTCTAGGCGTCGCGGCGTTCGATATTGATCGACGTGGGGAGAGTGAGGCCCCGCGGATCGGCGAACGCGGCGAGCGCGTCCCGCTGCGCTCGGGCGATGGCTTGCGCTTCCGTCATACCGGACGGATCGAACGAGCTACGCACGTTCCCGTCATTCTGGGAACCGATGAGCCAGTCAACGCGGTTCGGGGTGATGGTGACGGATAGAAAGATGTCGCGACTCATTGGGCTAGGCTCCGTTGGGGTTCGGGATCTGCCCTTGCACTATGTATGCCAAACGCGACTTGCTTGTCTACTGCGCTCGAGGCACGCTCGAGTTGCACGCTGGGCGCGCAATTCGGGCGAGCATGTGCAGGGGATAGGCAACACTTGACGGGAGCGGTGACGCAAAGCGCGGCGGGGGTGCCGTGGTCCGTCACTGGGCGCGGGGGTGCCATTCTAGGGGGTTCGTGCCATGGTATCCGCGGCCGGTGTGGCACCCTAAGTTATTGATTTTAAAGGGAATGCCACGCTAACACACTACCCCACTAAAATTTTAAGTTCCGCGGTGTGTGGCGCGGGGGTTCGGCGGTGGGGTGTGTGTACCATTCTATATATTTATATTGGTTAGTGTGGTTAGTATGGTAAGTGTCTGGAATTGAAGGGAAAAAGTCGACCACACTAGATTCCGGTTAGAATGATTAGAGGGGCAGCGGGTCTAGTCCCCCGCTGGGCTAGGGTCGGGGGATGGCGAACGACGAGCTAGCAGCGGTTGAGGGCGCGAGCGAATGGGAACGGCGCGAGGCGGAGCGCGCGGAGCGGTACGCGGCGGAAGTGGCGGAGCGCGAACGGGCGCGGGAAAAGCGGTTGAGCGCTCTGGTAGCGGTCGAGCTGGCCCGCGACACGTCCGCGGACTACCACCCCGCGAAATTCGCCGCGCCCGTCCGAGCGGACTACCTGCTAGCGCTCGAAACCGAAGGGACGCCGGCGCGCGCGGCCCGTGCGGTGGGGGTGACTCAATCCCTCGTCGCAACCTACGGCGGGCGCGTCCCTGAATTCGCCGCGGCGGAGCGCGAAGCGCTGGCCATCTATCGCGATTCGCTGGCGGCGGAAGTGACGCGGCGCGCGCGGGACGGAATCGTCCAGCTGCGATTCAACCGGAACGGGGAACCCATCGGGGAGGCGGTGACCTACTCGGACGGTCTGCTATCGAAAGCGCTCGACCGAGCGGACCGGATTATCGGGGACCTCCCCGACCCGAATGCGGCGGGGCCTCGCATAGATGCGGCGATGGTTGCGCGTCTTTCGCCGGAAGGGCGCGCAGCGTTGCGGCTCGTCCTCGCCGAGCTTGCCGGTTTGATGCCGGAGGAAGGGGGTGCGCAGCTCGAGGGAAGCGAATCGGCAATCGATGTGCAGGGGGGTCCTGCATAGGGGGTGCCTATAGAGGGGGGTCTATATGCGGGGGTCCTGCTATGGGGGTGCCTATGCAGAGCACAGGCAGGCCACTGGCAGAGAGCACGCAACTAACAAGCATGGAGTACGCATGTGCAGGTGGTGTGCAGTAGAGGGGCAAGGCTCGAGGCTAGTGGTTGAGTTGCACATTTCTTTCTAGCATCTGCGCGCACATACCGGCAGGTGCTAGCAAGTGCGCGCAAGTACATGCACCTGCTAGCAAGTACACGCAAGTGCTAGCATCTTCTAGCAAGTGCTAGAATGTTATGTGCAAAACACGCATGTTATAGGCATTCGGTAGGCAAGTGTACGCAGCTGATGTGCAGTGCATACGCAACTCATAGGCAGAAAACCGGAAATTGCTAGAAAGTTGCCGTCAAGTTGCGCGTTTGCGACCTACGAATTAACAAGAACCCCAAAAAAATCCGAACCAAAATTTCCGAAAAAAAAATTCTCAGACCCCCGCGCCTCACTTGACAACCATCCCCACTTCCGCAAGGACCTAACATGATCATCATCGACGAACACTGCAAGTACATAACGGATAACAAGGACCTCATCGTCTATCCGCGCATGGACCAAGCGCGCGAAGCGCAGAAGCGATCGTCCGGCCACTGCATCTCCTTCGGCGCAGCCATCACGGGACGTCGCTACCGACGCATCATCGTCCGCAAGGACCACATCACGCCCCGCGAATTCCGCTGGCTGTACGAGACGGTCTTCACCTGTCTGGAACACTACGACTGATGCAAGACCTCGAACTCCTACTCCCGCTCCTTCGCGACCCCGCGAAGACCGAAGCCATGCTGGACAAGGCAGAGGCCGAATCCTCTCTGCTCTCGTTCATGAAGGCTGGGTGGCACGCTCTCGAGCCCGGGGCGGAGTTCGTCTACGGATGGGCCGTCGAAGCGATCTGCGAACACCTGCAGGCCGTCACCGACGGCGAGATCCGTCGCCTCGTGATCAACGTCCCTCCCGGCTGCACGAAGTCGATGACCACCTCGGTCTTCTGGCCCATGTACGAATGGGGACCCGCCAGCCTGCCCACGTACCGCATCATCACCTGTGCGTACGATCAGGGCCTCCCCATCCGCGATCACATCCGTTCGCGTGACCTCGCCCTCTCCGAGTGGTATCAAGCCAACTGGGGACACCTCTGGCAGTTCAAGGGCGATCAGAATGCGAAGATCCGCTACGAGAACGACAAGACTGGTTGGCGACAGGCTTCGTCAACTGGCAGTGGTCTCACTGGCCATCGTGGCGACCGTCTGCTTCTTGATGATCCTCATGCTGTGCGGGATGTGGAGTCCGAGGAAGTCCGCGAGAAAGCTCTTCGCTGGTTCTCTGAAACGCTGCCGACGCGTCTTAACAAGCCCGCTGAGTCGGCGATCGTCATCATCATGCAGCGAGTCCACGAGCGCGACGTCTCCGGTCTGATTCTCTCCAAGGAACTCGACTACGAGCACCTCTGTCTCCCGATGGAGTTCGAGCGCTCCACTCGATCGTTCTCCCACGTCCGGCGCAAGGACGTCCCGCCCGAACGGCGCACGCGCATGATCGGCGAGGGCATGGCACTGCCCGAGTGGTTGGACGAGGCCGAGTACGAGGAGCGACTGCAACTCGACCCGACGAACAACCCCGACGAGCTGTTCCCGGTCCCGGATGGTCACGTGCCGCACTTCCAACTGGTCTGGCCGCAGGATCGGCGTGACGAGGATGGCGACCTCTTGTGGCCCGAACGGTTTCCCCGGGAAGCCGTGGAAGAACTCAAGGACGCGTTTCGATCGTGGGGCGGCACGTACGCCGAAGCCGGTCAGCTCCAGCAGCGACCCGCTCCGCGTGGCGGTGGCTCCTTCCAGCGGTCGGACTTTCAGTACCTCGAGCACCCGCCGGTCTGCTCGCGCATCGTCCGCGGCTGGGACCTCGCGGGGTCGGAGCGCAAGAAGAGCCCGTACACCGTCGGCCTCAAGCTGGGCCAGTTCGATCAGGGCTTCGTCATCCTCGACGTCTGGCGCGAGAAGGTGAATCCGTTCGCGATGGAGCAGGGTGTGATCACCACGGCGAACGCCGACGGTCACGGAATCATCATCGATCTCCCGCAGGACCCTGGGCAGGCGGGCAAGTTTCAGCGGTCCTACCTGATCGCGAAGCTGGCCGGGTACGACGCGCACTCCAGCCCAGAGTCGGGATCGAAGGAAGCTCGCGCGCGGCCGGTGCAGGCCCAGGCGGAGGCGCAGAACCTCTATCTGGTCCGCGCTCCGTGGAACGATGCGCTGGTGAATGAGCTATGCTTGTTCCCCAACGGTGAGTTCAAGGATCAGGCGGATGCGCTTTCGCGCGCGTTCATGCGTCTGACCATGCAGCCGAAGAAGAAGGTCGGGATCTCTCCGGTGATGATCCCTCTGAATCGAGGATAGCCAATGGCAGCCGAGTTCCTGACAGTCGCACGCCAGCCCACGTCCGGTGTGCGGCGAACTGGAAACCCCCAGCCCCTCGTCGTGCAGGGTACGAGCGGGGCGATCATCCACGGCGGCTTCCTCGCGGACAACGAGAAGAACCCGGCGCTGGCCGGACGCCGTCGTTATGTCACGTTCTCCGACATGCTGGCGAACGTGTCGATCATCGCCGCCGGCTCCCGGTACTACCTGAACCTGCTGGCCAAGGCGAGCTGGAACCTCGAGCCCGCGGATGACACCGACGAGGCCAAGCGACTCGCCGACGACGTCAGCGCGATGCTCGAAGACATGCGGCGCCCGTGGTCGCGCGTGATCCGCTCCGCCGGCATGTACCGATTCTACGGGTTCAGCGTGCAGGAGTGGACGGCCAAGCGCCGCGAGGACGGGACCTTCGGTCTGCTCGACGTCGCCGTGCGTCCGCAGTCCTCGATCACGAAGTGGGACACGGAAGCCGACGGCCATGTGGTCGGCTGCATCCAGCAGGACCCCAACACCTTCGCCGAATACTACCTGCCGCGCGCGAAGACGATGTACGTCGTGGACGATGCGCTCCGCGATACGCCCGAGGGCATGGGCATCCTCCGTCAGCTGGCGGAGCCCGCCGAGATCCTCCGCGAACTGCAGCTGCTCGAACGGTACGGCTACGAGATGGATCTCCACGGCGTGCCGATCATCCGCGCTCCCCTGGCGGAGATCCAGAACAACGCGGAGATGAGCGAGGCCGAGAAGACGGCGGCGACGGCGGGACTCATCACGTTCCTGCAGAACCACGCGCGCCGACCCGACACGGGCCTCATGCTCGACTCCGCGGTCTACACCGGCACCGGCGAACAGCAGACGCCCACGGCGAATCGGCAGTGGGACATCGAGACGCTCACCTCGGGATCGGCCGACTCGGCCGTTGCCGTGGGGACTGCGATCGAACGTCTCAACCGCGAGATGGCGCGGATCATGGGAGTCGAGGAGCTGATGCTCGGTTCGGACTCCGCCGGCTCGTTTGCTATGTCGAAGCAGAAGTCCGACAACTTCGCGCTCATGGTGGACAGCTCGCTGCAGGAGATCCGCTTCGCGGCGCAGCAGGACATCGTCGGATCGATCTTCCGCATCAACGGGTGGGACACGGCGCTCATGCCGAAGTTCCGCACGGAGCAGATCGCCTTCCGCGACATCGAGGCCATCGGTCAGGTGATGAAGGATCTGTCGGCGGCCGGCGCGATGCTGACTCCGAACGACCCCGCCATCAACGAGATTCGGCGGCTGGTCGGCCTGAGCCCGCAGGACCCGATCGATCTGGAGGAGCTGCTCAGCCTCATGGTCGATCCGGCCGGTGACGAGAACGAGAACGAGAACAACGGAGGCAGCTCCGATGGCGATGAGTGATTTTCTCGAGGCCGAGATCCTCGACCACATCCTGAACGGCCTGACCTACACCGCCCCGGCATCGGTCTACGTCGCGCTCTTCACCGCGGCTCCCTCGGACTCCGGCGGAGGCACCGAGGTGTCCGGAGGCTCGTACGCGCGCGTGCAGGTGACCGCGGGCTTCTCGACCGACGATACGGACACGCGCTTCAGCAACGACGCGAACGTCACCTTCCCCCAGGCGAGCGCGAGCTGGGGAACGGTGACCCATTTCGGACTCTTCGATGCGTCGTCCGGCGGGAACCTTCTCTTCCATGGCGCCCTCACCGCGTCGCAGGCGGTTGGGGACAACGACCAAGTCCAGTTCCCGGCTGACGGGCTGGGCGTCACGATCGCCTGATGTCCACGTACGGGCCTTTCGAGCCTCTCACGTACGCCCCGTTGAACATCGAAGTCTCCGACCTCCGTCTGGAGACCGAGGCTGTTCAGGCTCGCCTGCGTGCGGAGTGGCATCTGCGGATGACGAACCTCATCCAGCGGACGCCTAACTTCATCCCGCGCGACACCTGCGATGTGCAGGAGTGCTTCGCTCCGCTGATGAACGCCTATCTCGACGAAGTCGAGTCGCAGCGCGAGCAGGGCAAGGACATCCGCACCTACAACGAGTTCAGCGCGGAGTTCGCGGCGGAGCTGCTGCCGGACTACATCTCGCATCCACACCTCGACGTCTACTGGTTTGGCCTCCGCGAAGCCGGGGACCTCGAACCGACGGGCGCGATCGTGATCACGAACGTGCAGCGGCTGAACGAACGCCGGACCGACGTGATCCAGCTCGTCGGGTGGCCGACCGTCGTGCCCCCTCTGGGCCGAGAGGTCGCCAGCACCTGGGGAGAGGTGACTCGCTTCCTGATGAACACGGACCTCATCCCCGTCGATGGGGAGGAGCTGCCTGTGGACTTCGTCGAGTGGGTGCTGCCCACCAGCGAGGGGTCGCAGTACGTGGATCGCGGAGCCGGCAATCGCCTCGGCGCGGACATCTTCGACGCCATGGCCGATCGCCAGCTCGTGAAGTACGAGGACACCGTGCCCAGTCGGGTGAAGCGTCTGCTGACCGAGGCCGGCGAGGAGCTGGAGTTCACCGAGTACCAGCGACCCGGAGGTGAGTGATGCCCGTCGTCACCTCTCAGATCATTCCGACTTCTGGCGGAAACGTCACGAAGGGATACAACGCTGCTGGTAACTCCAGCGCTACCCCCCGACTGCTGTCCGTTGGATCGGTTGCTAAGGGTGTTCCCCAGCAATCGACGTGGCTGCGCTTCGAGATTAACATTCCTGATGGATCGACCATCAACTCGGTTCGGGTCATCCTCTTCTTCCTCTCTCGTCAGGGCATTGCGGCAGGATATAACCTGCCGATCATCGCAGGATTCTTCGAGCCGGACGGGACGTGGAACCTCGACGGCCAGGATTACGCCGACTACGCAACCTTCACGCCTGCTGGTGCTCCGGGTGTGTTCCCGGCGCTGGATGGGTCTGCGGACGCGGCTTGGATCAACGCCTCAACCCCTGCGTTCGATTTCAACGACACCGGGACCAATACGATTCCTGGCTTGACATTCTTTGATTTCAGCTCGCAGGGAAACCAAGGCGACACGACCACCACATTCACTTCTGCACAGATGCTAAGCGACGCACAAGACGCATTCGACGCCAACACAGCGGAGCGGACCGCGAATGGTGTGCCGATGGCGTTCGGCATCTTTCCGCAAAACACGGCGGCGACGCAGTGGGCGTTGGCTTCGGTCGCCAATGCGACGGCGTCGCGACGTCCCGTGCTGGAAATCGACTACGACCCGCCGTCCATCTTTGGTGAGGTCTCGTCGGCTGCTTCGGTCGATGGCGCGGTTGAACTCGCTGGCCTGAACATCCTTGGAGAGCTGGCCGCAGCAACGACGGTCGATGGCACCGTTCGTCCGTTCGGTGAGGCGATCGAACCGGTCGCTGTTTCGCGGCGTACTGCTGCCATCGCCGCTGCTCGTCGTGCGCTCGCGACGTCCGTCTCCGAACGTGCAGGTTCGGTGAACGTGACGCGCCGAGACGCGGCAATCTCGACGACTCGAGCCGGCAGCTCTGCTACACTGACCCGTAAGCCGACGGCAATCGACACGAGCCAGTCGGGCGAGGACTGAGATGGCCACGACCCTGAACCGATGCCCCCAGGAGATCAACATCTGCCTCACGCGAGGCGATACGGCTCCGTTCGGGTTCACGCTTCTGCAGGAAGACGGCTCGACCGCCTACGACCCGACGGGCAGCACCTTCGTGCTCACCGTGAACACCGAATCCGATCCGACGGACGCGACGAATCAGGTGTTCCAGGCGAGCGGCTCTCTCGCGAGCAACGTCGTGAGCTTCAATCTCTCGACCGGCGAAGCCGATCAGCTCGGCGTGCTCTTCTACGATCTGCAGGAGACGGACTCCGGCGGCGACATCTTCACCTGGGCCAAGGGCGAGATCGAATGGCGCCAGGACATCGCGAAGTAGGAATCGTCAATGGGAACCGTCAGCATCAGCGGGAAGAGCTTCACGATCTACGGTGAGCAGAGCGACGATTCCGGCGCTCCGCCCGTCTCGGCGACGACGTACTTCATCGGCCAGATCAATGCGACCGGCTGGGACGCCGCGAGCACTTCCGACCGTGCGAAGGCGCTCGTGAGCGCGACACGCATCCTCGACAAGCAGGTGTGGGCAGGCACGCCCACCGTCGAAGGGCAGCCGCAGGCGTGGCCGCGTACCGGAGTGACGGACATCGACGGCGTGGCCATCGGAACCAGCGCGATTCCGGATGAAGTCGTTTACGCCACCTACGAGCTGGCTGGCGCCATTCTGACCACCGCGTCCGTCGGGACGACGGCGAGCCAGGGCTCCAACGTGAAGCGCGAGCTGTCGCGCGAGAAGGTCGGCGATCTCGAGGTCGAGACCGAGACCGAATACTTCACGCCCACGATCGGCAACCCCAAGCTGGCGACGCGGTTCCCCGCGATCGTTCAGGAATACCTGCGCGGCCTGCTCGCGTCCGGTGCCATCGCGGCCACCGTGACTGGTTCGGCGGCCTCGAACTTCGCCGAGGACGACTTCGGCTTCAACGACCCCGGGTTGTAAGGTGAAGGCTGGTCCCAGCTACGGCGAGGGGCCTTGGCCAGACCAGTACGACCTACAGGACTTGTTAAGTGGCAGCAGCGGAATTCCCGGGAGCGATCGACGAATTCGGTCGGACGCTGGCTCTGATCGAGGCTGCGGATGCGAACATCCGCCGTCGCTTTCTGGAGCTGATTAACGACGCCCGTGGCCTGCAGACTCTCGAAGAGATTGAGCAGCTGATCCTCGAAGGTCGTGGGTTCGAGGCGCTCGCGCTCATCGACGATGTCGGTCCTGGGCTGAACGAGGCGATCGTTGCGGCCTACGCCGCCGCCGGTGCGAGCGTAGCTGCGGTGATTCGGCAACAGGCCCTTCCGCTGATCCAGTTCAATCAGCTGAACACCCGCGGGGTAAGCGCCCTGCAGGAATCGGGGGCGCGACTCATCCGCGAGCTGCAGGCGCAGCAGGCGCAGGCGATCAGCATCACCCTGCAGGAATCCGTGCGAGCGGGGCTCGCACCCCGCCAGATCGCCGCGCGCGTCCGCGGGTCGATCGGCCTGACCTCCGTGCAGGCCCAGTGGGTGGCGAACTACCGCCGCGAGCTGCAGAGCCTCGACCCTCGAGCCCTGGCGCGGCAGCTTCGCGATCGGCGCTCCGACGGCGTCATCCGACGCGCGATCCTGAACGAGAACCCCCTGAACGCGGTCCAGATCGAGAATCTGGTAGCTCGCTACGAAGCTCGCCTGCTCACGATGCGCGCGAACGCGATCGGGAAGACGGAAGCTCTCGCCGCCGTGAACATGGGCGAGCACGAAATGTGGCTGCAGGCCATCGATCGGGGCTTGAACCCCGCCCTCGTCGAGCAGGAATGGGGCGTGCTGCAAGATGGCCGGCAGCGCGATTCTCACGACTCGATGCAGGGTCAGCTTCGTCCCCTCGGCCAATCCTTCATCTCGGGACGCGGCGCGCAGCTGCGATTTCCGGGCGACCCCAGCGCCCCCGCGCGCGAGGTCGTTTCCTGTCGATGCGTCGTTGCGCGACGTTTCGTGGAAAATCCGCTCTGAGCCTGTATCTTCTGGGCTCAGTTGCCGGCGCACGGAAAGGCGTTTCATGAGCAAGTTCACGAAGTGCGAGAAGATCGCCAAGGTCGATGAGGGTCTCGGACTCGTCTTCGGCTGGGGGATCGTCTGCAAGGTCAACGGCGAGGACTACTACGACTCGCAGGGTGACCACATCCCCGAGGACGCAATGCTCGAGGCCGTGACGGACTTCGCGAAGACCGACCGAGTCGCCGGCGACATGCACGTCTTCAAGGACGGCACGGTCGTCCACGAGTTCCCGCTCACGGACGAGATCGCCAAGGCGTTCGGCATCGCGACGACCCGCACGGGGTGGATGGTCGCGGTTCAGCCCAGCCCCGAGGTGCTGCAGAAGTTCAAGACCGGTGAGTACACCGGGTTCTCGATCGGCGGACGCTATGTCGAGAACGAGCCCGTCGAGGAGTGACGCAGTGAGTTCGATCCGCCGCAAGCAGAAGATGAAGAAGTTCACCATCGACGAGCTTTCGAGCGTCGATCGCCCCGCGCAGGGGGACGCCAAGGCG